TCGCCCGACGCATCAATGTCGAAGGCATAGGCCTCCGGCGCCAAAGCCACGCCCGCCGCCTCCACCCCCTCGATCGCCACCACCGGCCGCGCCAGCAGCCTCTGCCAGCTCCCGTCGGCCGCGATCGTCTCCGCCGCCTCGCGCACCACCAGCCACTGCCCGATAAACTGCTCGCAAAGCCCGCAAGCCCCCGCCAGCAGCCGCTCCAGCACCTCATCCTCATCGTTCGACCCGATCCGCAACCAGGCCTTGAGATCCCCCAGCATCGCCCCTCCAAAGAAAAAGGGGACGCCCCGCAGGACGCCCCCAGTCTGCCCCTCTCCCCTGGCGGAAGAAGGACATGAAGCCTTACCCTCCTTCGACCGGCTCCGAACGGTCAGGCGAAGTCGGATGAGGGATGATCAGGACGCAGAAAACTTCATCAGCTTGATCGCTTCCGAATTGGCCACGGCGCCGCCGATCCGCTTCACCGCATAGAAATGCACGAACGGCTTGTTGCTGAACGGATCGCGCAGGATGCTCGTCTCGCTGCGTTCGGAAATCACATAGCCCGCCTGGAAATTGCCGAACGCGATCGACAGCGAACCGGCCGCGATATCCGGCATGTCCTCCGCCTCGACCACCGGATAGCCCAGCAGGGTCGCCGGTTGTCCCACAGCCAGGGAAGGCTGCCAGATGAACGCGCCGTCGCTGGTCTTCATCTTGCGAATGACCGACAGCGTCGCCGAATTCATCACGAAACAGGCCCCCTGGCGATAGGGCGCGCGCAACGCCTGCACCAGGTCGATCAGCTTGTCCTGCCCCGACGCGGCAAAGGCGCCCGACGCGCCCGACGCCACATATTGCAGCGACCCGAAGGCCCGCACGCTGTCCACCTCATTGGTGGTCGTATAGGTCAGGAAGCCCTTGGGCTTGTTCGTCCCATTGCCGTTGACGAAGGCCGCGCCCTCCGCCGCCGCGAACTCGCGGGCGATCTCCCCCGCCAGCCAGCTTTCGACATCGAACTGCGCATCGTCCAGCATCGCCTGGCTCGCCGCCGGATTGGCGTAAAGCTCGCCCGAAGGGGGCACGATCTCGTTGAAGCTCGGCGTCGCCGTCTCCGCCCGCGCCCCTGTCTCGCTGGCCCAGCCCGACACGATGCCGCCGGCCGTCACCAGCTTGCGATAGCCCGCCGTCCCGGTCCGCACGACATTGGCGATCGAACGAATGGGCGAAATCGCCTTCAGCGTCGCCCCGATGATCTGGTCGATCTCCCGCGGCACCGCATAGCCGCCAGCCGCGCCCGACGCCCCGGAAAAGCTCTTCAGCTCGACTCCGGCCTCCAGCCCCTGCCGCACATATCTCTCGACAAAGGCGCCGCGCTGCGGATCGACCGCCCCGCCCTTGACGCCATCCAGCGCCGGCCGCTGCTGCATCAGCAGAGCCCCTTTCAGCGCCGCCACCTCGCTCTCCAGTCCCGCAATGCGTTCACCCTGCACCACCGCGTCAAAGCTCGCTTCCAACTGATCCGTCATCCACCACTCCCACGAAAAAGGGCGGCCCAACCGGACCGCCCGAACACTTCCTTCTCCCAGCGGGAAAAGGATACGAAACCTTGGCGACCCAGCCGCCTAGGCGAAGTTGGATGAGGGCGACTGCCTCACCCGAAATTCAAATACCAAATCAACCCCCGCCGGGGCGCGACCAGCGCCACCGCCTCGCCACCATTGATTATTCGGACCCAGTTGCCCTTTTCCCGCATCGCGTCCTCATACCCTTCCACCAGGCGAAAGCGGCGTGCCGTGTCTGACGCGCAAGTCACCGCGCTATCGGCATGCAAGGTGATCTGTCTGCCGAAAGGCGCCAGAGCGGCATGCCGGTCATCAATATGGGCGAGCGGGCTAGGCCGCCAGCCACCGGGCAATTTACCGCCGCGCAACAATGCAAAACGGGCGCTGTCGGACAAGCGATAGACGCCGAAGGAGCAGCCTTCCCGCAAGCCGAAGGTGGAGTTGAACGCCAGCACCTCCGACCATTGGACCTCGGCCGGCAGCATGCTTCGCGGCTCGCGCCACTTCACATAACCACAAAAGCCAAGCGGCAATACCAATAGCGAGGCAAAGAAGACGGCCAGCCTTCCACCGCCGCGTTTTGCCCCACCCTTGTCCATGCCGATCTCCTTGTCTGCTGGAACAAGGCCTAGTCTCAATCTCTTAACGCCTCACTCCACCGCGATCACCCTCGCCCGATCCTGCATCGGATGGGTCACGACACTGACCTCCACCACCTCCAGTTCCAGCAGTTCACGCGGCGCTTTCCCCCGCGCCTCCCGCACCCGATAGCCAAAGGACAAGCCGTCCACCGCCTTCTCCCGCAACGCCCGCGCCGCCTCCCGCCCAGCGGCGGTCCGTGCCGACACCCGACCGATCACGCGCAATCCATGGCGGTCCTCCTCGACCTTCTCCACCGTCCCGATCACCTCGCCCGGCCTGTGCTGCCACAGCAGCGGCATCCCTGCCGCCACCCCGGCAAAGGCCCCCGCCCTCACCACGTCACCGCCCCGATCCACCCGGTCGAACACCGCCGCATAGCCAGCAAACCGGACGTCACTCATGCCCCAGCCCCAGCAATCCCATCTTCACCGCCATCCCCAGCAGCATCAGCGCCGTCACGATCCGCACGACCCATGCGACCACGGCGCCGCGCGCCGCCTTCTTCGCGTCGCGCCAGGCACCCAGCAGTTCGCGCAATTCCCGCACATCCGCCTCGGCCCCACGATCCGCCAGTCCCAGCCGCGCCAGCGCCCGCCCGGCGCCCAATTCGCTCGCCTCCTCGATCAGCGCCCGGATCATCAGCATGTCCGTCCCCACCGGCTGCGCCTCGGCCTGCGCCACCAGCCGCGCCAGCATCTCTCCATCATGTTTCATCATTTGCCTCCGCATTCGCCGTCTCAGCCCATGCCCAGCATCGCCTTCTTCTCCTCCGCCGACAGGAAGTCCGCCGCCGCCACCCGGTCCCACAGCGCGCCGCGCTCCTCGTACAGCGCGGGCACCGCATCCAGGTCGGCGCTCAGGCACAGCGCCGGCCACCAGCCCTGCAACCCCTGCGCCAGCCCGCCCCAGATCTTCGCCAGCAGCGGCAGGATCGTCTGCCGCCACAGCGCCCGATTGGCCTCGCGATAATTGGCGTAGCTATTGTCCCCCGGCAGTCCCATCAGCATCGGCGGCACGCCAAAGGCGAGCGCGATCTCCCGCGCCGCCGCCGCCTTCAGCCCGACGAAATCCATCTCGGCGGGCGTCAGGCTCATCGCCTTCCAGTCCAGCCCGCCCTCCAGCAGCATCGGCCGCCCGGCATTGGCCGCGCCGGAAAAGGCCATCTCCATCTCCCGCTTGACCCGCTCGAACTGTTCGGGGCTCATCACCGATCCGTCACCCGGATCATAGACCATCGCTCCCGAAGGCCGCGCCGCATTGTCCAGCAGCGCCTTGTTCCACACCGTCGCCGCATTGTGGATCGCCACCGCCCCGGCCGCCGCGCCGACGCAGCCCAGCCCATAATGATCGTCCAGCGGATGCAGCGCCTTCAGATGCACGATCCCGGTCCGTCCGGCGCCATCCTCCGGCGACAGACGCGTCACGCTTTCTCCGACGCGATACAGATAGGCCGCCGGCCAGCCCCGCGCATCCGCCTCCACGCTCACCCGTTCGGGCCGCAGCGCATAGAGTTCGCCCGGCATCCCGTCCGCGCCCAGGATGATCTGGACATAGGCGTTGCCGTGCAGCAGCAGGTGGCTCGCCACCGTCTCGACCAGCGACTGGCCGGAGGAACAGCGCGTCACCAGCGCCTTCACCCGCCCCCGGACATCCTCCGCGACGCCGCCGACGACCGGCACTGTCCCGCCCGCCCCCTCCGCCACCAGCCGCAGGGCGCGCTGCGCCACCGGATTGCCGACCACCCCGGCGCGCACCTGCTGCTCATAGCTGGCCGGCCATTCGCCCAGCGCGACCCCGCCCGAACCCCAGGCACGCGCCAACACCGGCCGCGCCCCGCCGCGCGCCGCCTTCACTCCGAAAAATTTCATTAGATGCACCCACAAAAAATCCTCCCTCCGGAACCGGGGGGAGGATAGTGAAGGTCGACGACGCCCAGCCGCCTACCGAAAGCTATATGGGGGCTGTCCCGCCCCCGACATCCTCAGGGATTGCGCGCCAGGACCCGGTCGCAGGCCGAATTCGTCCCTTCGCTCTTGCCGATCACGCGGCCCGCCACGGCGCCCGCCGCACCGGCCAGCAGGGACTCGCCCAGGCTGCCGCCGGCCAGCGCGCCCACGCCCGCGCCACCCGCCGCGCCGATCACCGTGCCCTTGTCCCGCCCCTTCTTGGCCTGGAGCAGGCAATAACGCACATCATCCCGGTCCCGCGGCGCTGCCCGCGCCACCCGCGCCCGCTCCTTGCTGTTCAGCGAAGCCGCCAGCACCGGCGAGCCCACCAGCGCCAGCCCCGCGGCAGCCATCGTCCATTTGGCCAATCTCATGACCCGATCTCCTTGCAAATCAGACGAAAGGACTACGCAGACCCCCGCACTCTTGTTCCCTCATTCCGCCACCGCAACAGAGCCTGTCCCCGCGCTGTTCCGTGCTCCTGCGAAGGCGGGAACAGGAAGGAACCCGGCTTCCCCTAAATCCCCCGCACCCGCGCATCCCCGCGCCGCCCCAGCATCAACTCCGTCAGGCCCCAGACCAGTGCATCCGCGCGATCCGGCGATCGCCCCGGCCCCTCATATCCACCGCCCAGCATCATCCCGCACATCTGGTCCTCCAGCTCCGGAAAGCTCCCGCGATGCGCCACGCGTCCGGCCTCGTACAGCGCCGCCACCGGCTCTGCCCGCGCCACCTTGCCCCGACTCGCATGCACCAGCCGCACGGGCAGCCCGGCCTCGGCCGCGCGCAGCACGCTCTCCACCATCGCGCCGCCATTATTGGCCTCGGCCACCACCCGGTCCGCGCCATGCAACAGCGCCGCCGCCGCCGCCGCCCGCGCCCAGCCCTCGGGCGTCGCCCCCTCCACGGTCGCATCGGCAATCACATAGGCCCGCCGGTCCTCGCCCAGCCCGACCACCACGATCCCGCAGGCATCTCCATGGGCGGAGGCGGGCGGATCGACCGCCACCACCACCCGCGCCAGCGCGCCACGCACATGCGCCACCCGGCACCGCTCCAGCAGGTCCCGGCGCCACAATGCGCCCTCGATCTCCTCGATCAGTTCGCCGTCCAGTTCCTGCCGCCCCAGCCGCGTGCCGCCATAGCCGCGCTCCATCGCCGCGAGGAACCCTTCGGCCAGATGCGCGACATTGTCCGCCGTCCGCCCCCGCGTCACGGCCACGTCGACGCCGCTGCGCGCCACCAGTCCCCGCAGCAGGGCGACGGGCCGTGGCGTCGTCGTCGCCAGCACGCGCGGCGCCGCGCCCAACCGCATCCCCATCATCAGATTGTCCCAGACGGCCTCGCCGCCCGCCCATTTGGCGATCTCGTCGGCCCAGCCATGGCTGAACTGCGGCCCGCGCAGGCTCTCCGCCTCCGCCGCGCCATAAAGCGTCGCGACCGCGCCATTGGGCCAGACCAGCTTGCGCAGCGCCGGCGCGAAGGCCGGCCGGTTCCACCAGGGCGCGATGGACAACAGGCCCGACGCTCCCTCCACCATCACCGCGCGCGCCTCGCCCAGCGTCGCCCCGACCAGCGCGATCCGCGCCGACGGGTCGCTCTCCGCAATGCCGCGCACCCATTCCGCCCCGGCCCGCGTCTTGCCGAACCCGCGTCCCGCCATCATCAGCCAGATGCGCCAGTCCCCTTCGGGCGCCAGTTGCTCCGGCCGCGCCAGCCAGCGCCAGTCATGCGCCAGCGCATCGGCCGCCGCCGCGCTCAGCCCCGCCAGCACCCGCTCGCGCGCGCCCTCCGGCAGATGCGCCAGCCGCTCGAAATCCGAAAGAGCCATGCACCGCCTCCATTCATCGATTTTCTCCCGGCCCGGATTTGGCCGACCCGCGCCCCGCCCCTATATGGCCGCCATGAGTTCGATCCGCCCCGCCCGCACCGCCGATGGCGCCCGCCTGCTCGACATCTGGCGCAAGGCCGTCGACGCGACCCATGATTTCCTGACGCCGTCAGACCGCGTCGCGATAGAGGCGGAGGTCGCCGCCTTCCTGCCCCATGCCCCCGCCTGGCTCGCCACCGACCCGGACGATCACGCCATAGGCTTCATGCTGATCGACGGCACGCATATGGAGGCGCTGTTCATCGATCCCGCATGGCGCGGCCAAGGCGTCGGCCGCTGCCTGGTCGACCACGCCCTATCGCTCCACCCCACGCTCACCACCGACGTCAACGAACAGAATGCCCAGGCGATCGGCTTCTACGAAGCCATGCGCTTCGCCCGCACCGGCCGCTCCGACCAGGACGGCCAGGGCCGCCCCTACCCCCTGATCCACCTCCGCTACGCCCCCTGAAGGCATGGCTGGAAACGACCAAACCCGGACGCCAAGCCTTCTCAATTTGTGGCTCAGTATCTGCCGTTCGTTACCGCGCTTCTTGCTGAACCAACTGAGCTACGGGATACGGCTTGAAGGGCCGCGTTCTATACCCGTTTTCACGCATGAACATCACGCCTTCCCGTGTTCGATAGAATGCGAGCGTGCGCGTGCGAGAGGGCGTGAGTGTTTCGAGCACAATTTTGTTACCTGTGATACGATACCGGCCCTCTTGGTTCCCCCATCCGCTAAAGGCAATCCAGCTTCCATCCGGGTGCAAACATGTAGGTCCACCGTCAGTGGGATAAGGAGGCGCTGAGAGGCAGCCCAGCGCTGACTTGCGGATTTCAGCTTCTGTCATATGAACCAGTTGAACCAGTTGAACCGGTTCAGCTTCAGGTGCGCTTTCGTCGGGATCATTATCAGTTAAGGGATTGCAGGCTGTCAGAACTGACAACACCGGCGACACGCCAAAGCTGACTAATAAATGAAGCAAATGCACACGCGCCATCCCGCCATCATGCCTCCTCCGCCGAGTAACACCAAGGTCTGATTTCTTCTTGATCTAGCCTGATGCTGACAGTCCGCTTTCCACCCAACTCAGCCGTTCCCGCGATGGCCGGAATCGCGTGTCAAAAGAAGCGCCCTCCCCTGAGATCCAGCCTTCACTGGCGCGACCAGTTATGGGGGGATACTCCCTTCCCCACCGTCCAGGCGGCGTCGTCAGGAGCCGGTCAGCACGCCGTCATAGGCGCGGTCTTCCA